TCAATTGCGTGTGCGTTTGTTCCACACGGTCATTGAACGATGCGCCGTTTTCAATAGCCTTTTTCTCGGCCTCGTAAGCCTTATCGGTAGATTCGATATATCGGTCTTGTTCCTCTTTGGCTGACTTGATTTTGTCGATAAAGTCGCCAACAATATCGTTCTTTAAGAAAAGTGTATCGTCGAGCCATTGCTTAGAAATAGTGCTTTCACTAATTCCTATAGCACGCATACGCTCTTGAATGGTGTCGTAGATTTTGTTGACACCCTTTTCGTATTCGTCACCTGTCTTACCAGCAATTAGCGAAATATTGCTTTCTACAACATCGCTAATGATATTCGCAATGGCCGATGCGTTTTTACGGATTTCCTCGTTTTCCGTCACGAATCCAAACGAACCCGTCATTGCATTTTTTAGTTGTGCCCGCATCTTGTCGCGTGCATCACTAACAGTCGAACTATATTCGTCGCGGCCTTGTTGTACGTCGTTAAGGTGCTTTCTTTCAAGCGTTTCCTCTTTGATGAGCGCGATGGCCATGCGGCGTTTGTTGTTCACGGCCTCTAGGCTATCGGTTTCCTTAACTGTCTCGATTCCGTATTCCTCAAGAATGCTATTAAGTTCGCCCATAACCTTCTTGTAGTTCGACGATTCCTTGGAAATGCCTTTCAAGGTGTCAAACAACGATTCGGTTTCTTGCACAACCTTTGCGCCTGCTTTTCCGAATCTTTCTTGATATTCAGCGGCTTGTTCTGTGTTGCTATTAAGGAATCCGTATGCAAGTGCCGCAGTAGTAAGAACGGTTGCTATTGCACCGATTGGATTCGATGCTACCGCTGCACTTAGGATTTTCCACGAACTTGTAACAAAAGCCACGGCACGCCCAAGTTGGAACATTCCCTTGATGACACCTTGCGATATAAGCGTTCCGTTAACAGCGGCCACGAGAATGGCACGAGCGCGATAGATTCCGTACATAATGGCAACGTCGCGTACGATTTCGTAAACCTTGCTCCAATTTTCGAACAAAGCCTTTAATGTCGTAACGGGTAGCGTAAGTGCTTTTTGGTTTTCCTCGCCGATTTCGTTTAGCATGTTGTTCCATGCCAACGTCAAGTTCGCCATCTTTACTTTCAAAGTGTCAGCTTGTTTGGCTTGGAAGTCAAAGAACTTACCACCTTCATCTGTCACTTTGTTAATAACTTGCATAACGTCGGAATACGTAACCATTTTCTTCGACATCATATCGAAAACTTGTGCCGTGGTAACGATTTCGTCTCCGAAACGTTTTTGTTCGGTGTACATTTGCGCAAGCATAGGAACGATAGCCAAACCTGCGTTAGCGAAGTCACGGGCATCGCGTGCGGTAAGTACCGTTTGCGCCTTAATCTGTCCTAAGTTATATACAAGACGTTCCATTGGTACACCCAACGCTGCCGAAATGTCGGCCAAACGGCGGGTAGTATCAACAACCTCTTCTTCGGCAAAGTTATATGCCAACAATTGCTTTGCGCCAGTCGCAAGTTCCATCAATGTGAACGGCGACTTTAAGGCCATTTGGTTTAATTCGTTGAACATTTCCGAACCCTTGCGCATATCGTCGATAAGAATACCAAGCGAACGCTCTAAAAGTTCGTATTGTCCGCGAATCTCGTAGATTTGCTTTGTAAAGTTCGTTACCGCACCCAATGTCAAAGCATAGACGATACGGTTACGGATATATCCAAATGATTGTGCTAGGTAGTTGTTGCTATGTGTAAGTTGGATATTCTTTCCAAGCATTTCGGCTTGCAAGCGCGAAAGTCTTTGATATTCGTTACCCAATGCGCGAACTTGTGCTGCATTCTTTGGGTCGATTTGGGCTTGTTTAAGGGCACGCATCTTTCTAGCAATGTCATCGACGCTTTTAACGTCCATACCCATTACTTCCTTGAACAACATTGGCTTTGCCGTTGTTTGCTCTTTCAAAAGACGCTTTCTTTCCTCGAGTAATTTGTTTTGCTTTGTTAACTCGTCGGAATTAAGATACATCTCCTTGCGCTCTTTTTTGATAGCAGCAATTTCTTGTTCAAGCGCACCGACTGTATCTTTGTCGTACACGGGCTTTCCACTACCTTTACCACCGCCAGCGGCAGCGGATTGTGCTTTGAACATGGCATCGAACGATGCTGACATATCTTTCCAAGCCTCTTTCATTAAGTCAACGGAGACTTTTTGCGTGATGGCGAAATCTCGCATCGCCGTTGTCATCTTGTTCATGGCCGATTCGAACTTATTAGCCATTAACTGTGACTTGTCGGCAACATCACTTACAAGTTTGTCGATGGAACTTATAAGTTCCGAATCGTCCAACTTACCGATTATCAATACATCATCATTTGCCATATTCTATATATAAGTGTAAAAATTCGTTATTCAATTTATTTGGCCTTTTTAACGGGTATGTCTATAACCTCACCCGCTTTAAGGTCTTGCGGCGCACCGAGCGAACTAAAGAAATTGTCGAGTTTCTGTTGTGCCTCGTATGCCTCCTTGTAGTTTTGCCAAGCCTTCTTGTCCGTACCTTTCAAATATTTCGTATGCGTATTGTCTACCGCCATGAAATTGATTTGCGCAATACTTAGCCGATAAAGGTAGTCATCTAATCGGTATTGGGGGAATGCTCTAAGGAAGTCTGCTGCGTCTGCAATGATAGTGCTTCCGTAAATTGTAATGCTATCTCCTCCGATTTCTTCTTCCTCGTCAGAATGGAATCCGTAAGCGTACTCACCGATTTTTTGAGTAAAAAAAAACCAGTTAAGTCGATGGATTTAATAGCACCTAAAACAATTGCCGCCCATTGTCCCGTGTCAAACGTGCTGTTCATTACCACCATTTTCATGCGTTTTATGTATGCGTCGTTACGGTTTTCGTAGTCATCACAGTCTGGCTTAAACAAGTGGTTGCAAAGAACTATTGCCATAATTTCGCACATCGCATCCAAATCGGTACACAAGGCCGTGATTACCTTTTGGTCGGTATCAAGCGTTTCGTCGGCCTTACGCATATCCAATACAATATTGCAAATACGATACAAAGAATAATAGCGCATATTCTTAACCGTGTATTCCTTGTCACCAAGACGCACCAAAGACGGCGAATCGTTGATGATACTTAGAATGTCCTTTTTTACATCTATCGGAAAATCGGCCATTTCATCTTGCGCCTCTTGCTTGTTATCTTTCTTATCTAACATGATTCGTGAACGTTAGTGATTAATAATGTATCTAAAACGCGTTTTATTTCGTTTCTAAGCGGTTTCCGTAAAAGCAAGGGGTGCATCATCGGGGACACCCCAACAACGCACCCCTACGTTCACGAAAACATATTTTCTACACCTCGTTATCCATTTGAACGAGTGTAATATGTCTTGCCTTCTACCACTGCGGCATCCCATGTCAGGCGATAGTCGGAGTTAGCTCCGTCTTTCTCGTACCAACCCTCGCTCTTAGGGTTTTTTTTCGAGTATCCTGCGTCAGATGTGCTAACTGCGGTATAGATAGCTGCTGAGCCTGCGCCAACAATCTTGTACATGTGGTCGTTAGTACCGTCGTTGTAAACAAGAGCGGTGATTGTTACTGCGTAGTTCAGTGCGCCGTCGGCATCCTTTTTCAGTGTGCCAATAGTCAAACCACGTACAATGACAAGCGATGTATTACCACGACCAAAGTCAAGTTTCCACTCGTGCTCTGATGTGTACGCATTGGTTGCGCCATCATACACGTTTGTAGTATCGTTGTATGAACCACCGAACAAAGCAGGCAACTCCGAAAGGTCGTAGTTGGCCAGTTCGAATGTCATAGTAACAGGCTTTCCATCATAGAAAATGTCGAATGGAGCATCGTAGAACTCGGCCTCGATTTCGGTTGAATCAGGTGTGTCCTGACCGATTGTAAGACCCTTTAGAACACCCATCAACTTAGTGTACTCACCACTTGCAGCACCTACGGTACGGTAGCCCAGACCAATAGGCTTAACGGTTGTTTTCTTTGTCATAATCAAATCCTTTCTTTTAATTATTATTTATTTACGAATTACTTTGTTGGTCAATGACGACTATAAAAGACTTGACGAACACGTGATATTGGTTTCCCTTTTGCGTATTCTCGTTGTCCTCTATAGACAAGACGCTATCCTCTTGTATGTAATATCCACCATCGTTATTTTCGCCCGAATAAGCCGCGATAGCCGTGTTTATGCTGTCCTCGAAAGTCTTATAAAGTTCTTTGTTAAGACGGCCACGGGTTTTCTTTGGAACGAATGCCATTATCTGACAACGAACCCACCCGTACGCATTACCATCAAATTCGGACTCGTCTACCACGTTGCCTACGCTAGTTACCGCAAAGCCATCGACTGTATCGCTTTTGGTATTTTCGGTAGGAATGGTCATCGAATAAAGGTTGTTCGTCACGTTGGCGAAAACCTCCGATAGGAAACCGTATAGTGATATTCTTGTAGAATCCGTAATCATATTGACTAGTATTTAGGCGAATTTACTTCAAATGTTACTTTACATAGCGGACTAAGCGCGTCCTTGATATAGTCGTATCGTTGCGACATTACGTTGAAATGATAATAGCGACCTCGGAATGTGAATCCCTCCTCTAAGTAAGCACCGTAGGGTGCAACAGCGGCAAAGACTATTTCCCATCCTTTTCCTTCGCTTGGTGTGTACGTCCGTCCGAAATCGTTCGCAAGTTTACGTCCGTTCACGGGGACGCTCATGTCGGGGCTATATTCATGCAAAAGCGATGTCTTGCGTGCTTGTTTGCGTCCGTAAACGCCAAAGCCCTTTCTTTGTCCGTTAAAGAACACACACCACAAGTAGGAATCCGCAAGGTTAAATGTCCGATTTTCAAACTCTTTCGTTTCTACAATACGAACTATTTCCTCTTTGGCGTAGGCTATAAGTCGTTGGGTTTGTTCGTTTGCAACGCGGTTATAAATCGCCTTACCGAACTTTTTACCGTTGAACTTAAAGCTAACTTTGTTTGCCATATCCTAACTTTTTTACCAATCCTTTCTCGTCGCGTAGATGCTCACCCCACCCAATTGTGACGGTTCGGCATTGTCTACCGTGAAATCTAACGTTTGACCGTAACGCACCAACGAAATGTTGTCACCCTTTACTGGTATGATGTAACCACCGTTCTCGTCTTGTGTAAGCGGTATCGAAACAATGTACGAAGATGTTTGTAAAACATGTCCTTCGTCGTCCGTTGTCATAGTTTCATCCATGACACCGTTGTATATTTCAACAACCTTATCGTCATCGTCACCGCTACCTTCAACAATCCTAGTGATTATTCCAGTGTACGGATATTCCATTATCTCATTACGCGTCATTATTGTGCAACAATTTGGTCAACGTCCTCGATAGGAATGAACTTAATCTTACGACGGGCACTATCAAGGATTTCTGCCCTTGGGTCGTCATATTGGTTGTAAATCTTTATGGCGTACTTGATTTTGTCATCTTGATAAAAATCCTGCTCCGAACCGATTGTCTTTTGATAACCGTTGTGGGATTGTTGCAAAGACGACGTATTAGATGGGCTTAAAAGAATGGCGGCAAATATAATGTCGGCGGTCATCAATTGTTTTTGCTTTTCCGTCACGTTGCTACCATAAGCATCGTCATCGGGATTACACCCTCTATCCAATGCTA